AGAACCCCAGCGATCCGGGGGAGGTATTGGTGAATATCAATGGCCGCGGCTTCCCCTTTTGGGGTGACCTTCGTGTTGGCCACGCTGACGATGTGCATATCATCTGCGGATTTCTGCGCAGCCACCAGGGCCTTTGCCTTGCGGACCCGGCGGGGCGTGTTGATTCCTTTGATATACGTCACAAGCCCCGCCTGGAAGGCCGTGGGCACCGCGCAGACCCAGTTGTAGGCCAGGTTGTCCAAAATGGTTTGGGCATCTGTCATAGAACCCTCCCCACCGACACGAACCACTGTTACCTGCCAGGGGCCAGCCAAAAAGGCCCGGGACAGCGCTTTGTAGTTCGCCGCAGTGAACTCCGCTTCGGAAACCTCCTCCAACGCGGTGTAGGTTTTGTGGGTCCATTCCGCGGTGTCATCCTGAAGGATGACCGCCAAAATGCCCCTGGTGGAACGGTTGGTGGCGGTGGCCGCCAGTTTCTTGAATTCCACGGTAATTGTGGGTAATCCCATTGTCTCAGTCCTTTCTTATGGTAAGTTCTTCCATGAACTCCTTTGTCACGTCTATTTCCGGCCGTATCTGGAAAATATCCACATCAAATGAAGTAATCAACGTCATTTCATTCCGTCTCAGATCAAAGTCCACTTCCTCTGGGTAGAGAAAGAATGTGCTACTGATGGGGATAGGATTTTCCAGCGTCTCTGCCAGGGATGCCTGGGCCTCCAGCAGGCCCAACCAACCGTCCCGGGTACGGGGGCCAAACCGGATGATCTCAATGGAGTAACTATCGTGCCGCAGACCGCCCTCTAAGGATGTCTGCATCAGCGTGGGCTGCACATAGGTACAGGGAAGATCAAAGCCCTCTGTGATGTCCTTGGTGATGGGAGGAGCCCCGAAGACCCGCTCCACCAGCTCCGAAACCGCCCGGATTACATCAACAATGTCCGTCATAGGCCAAATCCTTTCGAGATCAAATCATCCACGAAACCATCCACGTCTCCCGTGAGGGTGGCGGCGATCTCCGGCGCGGCTTTCTTCAACGGGTACTTTCCAGGGACGAACTTCTCTGTTTGGGTTCCATTCACCCAGAGGACATGTCCATACTCAATGAGATGGGCATGGGGCGCGTTGTTCTTCACCCGGACCTGATAGCTGCCCTTATATTGATAGACCGAACCTCGTTTAATGCCGCGGATCAGATTGCCCGTCTTCTTTTTGGTGGCAGCCCGGGTCTTTTTTCGTAGGATACTGGCCCCTTTGTTCCCCTCTTTTTGGAGGAATCGTTTGACCTCCTTCGGATACAGCTTCTCCGCTGTGCGGTACATGTTTTGAGCCAGCTCTTCCAAATCTTTGGAATTAAACGTTGCTTCTGCCATCGCCTCTCACCTCGCAGAACAGTTCCAGCGTTTCATGCCGGAGATAGGGGTCCAGAATATACAGAATGTCATAGGGTTCGCCGCCGATCTCCAGCCACATATCCGCCGTGATCCCAGGCCGGTAACGGATGGTTACCTTGTGGGTGGTCCGGGAGAGCACGGTTTCCGCCGGCCGGCCAGTCAGCAGGCTCCCGGTCTGGGGGGTTACCCCACACCACACGACAGCCACCGTCTTCTCCACCACGGGGTACTGTCCCAGGGCATCCTTCTCCTCGGCGGGGGCCAGACGCTTGATGGCGGCCCGGCTGCGCAGGTCCGAAGCCAGGTTCACCCGGTAGGCCATGATAATCCCTCCAGGGCCCGGGCAGCGGTCGCCCGGAGTTTCAGCTGGACAATGGCGTTTCGGATACCCGGGATCTCCCCGGGAGCGCCGGATTCTGTTAGCCCCCTGTGGTCATAGTAGTGAAGGACCAGCGCCTTGACCGCCAACAGGTAAAGGGGTTCCTCTGCCTCGGGTTCCATAACGCCCGCGCCCTCCAAGTAATCCTTCGCCGCATCCACCAGGGAGAGGAGGAGGGCATCTTCCTCCTCTCCATCAATCCGGCAATAGGATTTGACCGCGTCCAGAGAAATGTTCATAGGTTAGCCTCCGCTCTTGGGCAGGGTGGCCACCACAAAGCCATCCTTGACAATCAGGTTGCCGCCCACCATAACATCTCCCAGGATCGCATTCATCCGCTCCACCGCCTTGACACTCTCATCAATGCGGATGGAGTAGTCACCAAACAGCCCCAACTCAAAGTTCATGGGGTCGCCGTAAATCATGGTCTGGATATCCGAAGCCCCAGCCTCTGAGGCAGAAAGAGAGGTCAATGCGGAACCGATGGTATAGGGGACGATGAGGCCGCCGTCCAGAATGCGTCCTGTGTTGGCGTTGGCCGGGTCCGGGACAATTTCATAGACCCTATTATCGTCTGCGTTCCGCAGGGCGCCGATGGCCGCCAGGTCTGCCTTGGTCAGGAAAAGCCGGGCATTCCCGCCGATCTCTTCATCACTGCCATAGGCGAAAACAATGTTGTCCAGGAACCCCGCCGCAATGGAGGAAACATTCACCGTCTTAAACAGTGCCGTCCCAGCAGTGTCCTTGGCGGTCTTGATGCCGTACATGTCAGGCGTTCCTTGGCCGTCCCCGTTGTAAATCAGCTGTGCCACAGCCCGGCGCAGGGAGCGCATAGCAATGGAGCGGATTTTTTCCTCATAGGCAACCGGCGTCAGTCTGGAAAGGTTCCGGTCCACAAAGGTAGTCACGGTGGCCTCATAGGGGGCAATCTTTGCCGCGGAGAAAGTGGGGTCGGAAGTCGTTCGCGCTGTGCCTGCCGTGGTGGTCACTTTGCCGGTCTGCGCTTCCATGTCAGAGAGCAGCAGGGGCTCCAGAATCGCCTGGCAGCCGGTGAGATCCTGCACATAGACCTGATCTACAATGCTGGAAACCCGGGCCACATTGTCATGGATGGTGGAGCCCACCCGGGTGGGTTCCACCAGGGTGCCGGTGCCCAGGGTGGTGCTGTTGCGGATCGTAAGTCCCAGGGCCGCTCGGACCTCCTCAGGGGAAAAGGTAATGCGGCCGCCGTTTTTCAGCGTCTCCGTCCGGTCCTCCGCCCGCTCCCTGGTCTCCCGATCCAGAGGGGCGGGGCGGGGCGCCGCAAACTTTTCCTCCTGTGCCAGAAGTGCCTGATACCCCTCAATTTCCGGGTTCAGCGCGGCAGCGCTGGTGGTCAGTTCCTTTCCCTTTTCCACCTCTCCGCTGGAAAAGGCATCGTCCGCCTGCTGAATCAAGTCCGCCCGGCGGTTCATGGCGTCCATGTATTTCTGTCTGGTAGAATCTTTCATTGTCTGCCTCCTATAAATCTGATTTTTTCCAATTCCAGACGGGCCTTCGCCGTCTGGAGATCTTCCGTGTTTTCTGGGGGGCTGGCCTCGCCTCTGGCCGGTGCCTTTCCCTGGGCCACCAACTCCGCATACCGCTGCCATAGCTCCGCGGCTGTCGGCCGCCCCACAGCTGCCAGTGCCCGAATGCCGTGACACACGCCCCCCGCGCTGTTCAAAATGGCCGCGGGGTCAATCTCCTCTTCCCCTACAATCTTGTCCACCAGTCCCAGGCCTTTGGCCTCGGGAGCGGTCATCCAGGCCGCGGTGCGCATCAAACGTTTCAGCTCATCCCGGCTGGACCGGGGGCCGGCCTTGATGGTGTAGGCATTTAGAATGGACTCGGTAATGGAGTCCAGGACCCCAATACTCACCTGGTGGTCATACCGGTCTCCCTGGGTCCCCATGGAGGGCAGGTGGATCATCACCTGGGCCACCGGGGAGGCATGGACCTCTTGGCACCCTAACATCACCACAGAGGCCGCCGAAGCGGCCAGGGACTGCACCTCCGCCACCGTCCGGCAGCCAGCGGACCGAAGCACGCTGTACATTTCAAACCCGGCGAAAACCGACCCGCCGCCGGAGTTAATTTCCAGGACCAAGTCTTCTCCCTCGGGGTTCTCTTCCACTGCGGTACGAATCGTCTGTGGAGAAAAGGCCGGGACCTCAAAAAATTGGTAGAGCCAGAGGTCCTGGTCTCCCACCACTTCACCATTTAACTGCTTTCTCACATTCCACCTCCGCTGCGCTGTTTGCTTAATTCCTTCCAATCCTCCAAGGGGACGTAGTTGAGGGAGGCCTTTCGACTCTCCCCACCGGGGACGTTGGGCATATCCTCGTGGGTCAAAACATCGTTGACGCTGTACGCGCCGATCTCTGTCATCGTGCGGTACCAGTTCGCACGGCTGGCAAAGTCCCCCCGCAGTTCCACCATCATGTTCAGGTGCAGTTCCAGGCCCTCCCTTCGCTGGTGGGGCAGCAGGAGCTTCCAGGTCTGTTCCTGTTCGTATTGGTTGATGGTGGGCTGTAAGGTCCCCACCACATACTCAATGGCGTTTTGCTCATTGGAGCTGTAACTCTGTTTTCCCGCGTTGACTTTATAGGCCGGGACCCCAAAGAAGTTGCAGATATCCAGGACCGTGACATCGTGGTTTTCCACATACTTGGCATCCGCCATGGTGGCGGAGATGGGGGTGTAGGTCAACCCATGGTCCATAATTGCGATTTTGTACGCCTTGTCTGGGCCGACGTGAATTCTCTCCCACTCTTTCCGCAAGGCATCCTTTTTTAGGACGCCTGTGTTTTTCCCAGACCTGTCCTTTACGTAACCGCCCAGGTCTGCCTCTGTACTCAGGACCCCAGAGGGCTGGCCTCCGTTGGCATAGTAGCTGCCCTGATATTCCTGGGCGCTGAGTCCCGCCCCAATCACCTGGGCCGCCCGCTGGAGAACGGAAATGCAGCGCAGGCCGTCCCGGGTGTAGCCCTTGTAGTGCAGAACATCCTCTGATGGCAGCCGCATCCGGCCGCCGTTGTAGGGGTGGGTCACGTCATACCAGACCCGCCCGGTGGTGTCCTGCCAAGGGCTCACCAGTTCCGCCGGCAAGGGAATCAGCTCCACCGGGGCCATGGAAATGGGGTCCCGGATCACCCAGTCGTAGGCGTTTCCCCTGGTGAGCCGGTTGATCTCCAGCATCTTCCGCCGGATAAAGGGGGTCATGGCCTCATTGGGCCGGAGATTCAGAAGCTCCAGCACCGGGGGATAGACCCGCTCCCTGGTGGTACGCACCATGGCGTAGGAAGGCATCTTCCCCATGGAATCGGAGAGCACTTCCAGACACCGGTTGACCGCTGCCAGCTTCATGGCCGCGGTCTCCCCGCTCTGGACCACACCGGTCAGCCCCACCGCGTCCAGCGTGACCGCGTTGGTGGGGCCTGCTGGGGTCCCTCTGGCCGGCCGCCGGACCAAACCATCTAAAATCATAGGCCGTCACCTTCCTCCTCTCGGGGCTCCAGACTGGAGCGAAGGAGAACCCCCGCCACCGTCATTTCTGCCCCAGCCACACAGACCGCCAGAGGGCCGTGGCCCGCCAGGGCGATCCCCACCACAATGGCAGCCAGGCCCAAAAGAAAGATCACATCTGCCAGCAGGCTGAGGAAAAATCGTTTTCGTTTCATAGGCTTCCTTTCTGCCCCCTTCGGCCCTCTCCCGGGCGCCGGGCAAAGCCCGGCCCCAGGCATACCAAAAAAGGGAGGAATCTCATGGGGGTGGGTACCGTAACCACCCGGGAGAAGGCCGAATCAAAGGGTAAATGTACCGCTGGCCAGAGCAGCGGACAGGTCATGCTTGTCCCGTTGGACCAGTGCCCGGGCCAGTGCATTCATAGCCGCGGCCACGGGGTCAATCCGCTCGGTGTCATCTTTGTGTTTCTTAGAGAGTTTGATGTCTCCATAGTTGTTCTGGATCTCAATGGCGTTGGCCAGACACCAAAGCAGAAGGGGGGATTCCTCCAGGACAAGCAGCCCTTGCAGCAGCAATTCCCGGAACGTCTTTACCGCCAGGTTTTGTCCGGCACAGGTCTGGGAAATTTCCACGCAAAAGTCCTCGTTGTTCCGTTCCTCGCAAAGGCGGATGGCCAAATCTGTGGCGTTGTGCCCGTCATAGTCCACCTCCAGGACCTCCCAATCGTGGTCCGCTTCCCCCTGGCTGATCCAGTTGTCCACATAGCCGTTGTCCGTCACATCCCCTGGGGTAAGGGTGCAATACCCCGCCTTGGCCCAGGAGAGATAGGGGACTCGGTCACTTTGCTCGTGCCGCTGCGCCCCATTTTCCGGCATGAATCCATGGGCTTTAACGGCCACCCGGCCATCCTCCAGCAGGAACACGGCAGCCACCCCGGACAGGTCGATCCGCTTTCCCAGGTCAAACCCGCACCAGCAGGCCAGCCCGTCCGTCAGTTCAGCAAATGCCTCCCGGGGGATCATGGCCTCCCGGGCCAGCCTCATGCAGTGTTCGTCCAAATAGCGGTTGACGCTTCCGGTCTGCCACTGACACATCCGGCGGGTGAGGAACTTCCGAATTTTGTGTGGGTCATTGGACCCATACGCCGCGGTATGTTCCGCTTCAATTTGGTCCAGAAGATACTTGCTGTATTGGTTCGGATACCGCAGACACGGATTCGCCCACAACCATAGGGACTTGTTATGGGGGGCCTCTCCCACCGGGAGCTCCCGGATCATGACAAAATAGGTTTCGTCCCGACGGTCCCCATCTAAGATTTGCTTGGCATAGGTCTCTTCCGTATAGCAAGGTTTGCTCTGGGCGTCGTCGCCCGCGGTGGTAATCACATCCAAAAGGGACTGGGGCCGCTTGCCGAAAGAGTCCACACCGATCTCATAGATCTCTGAGGTGGGGTGGGCATGGTATTCGTC